CGAGCGGCACGGGGAAGAACCTCGACGTCCTGAACGAAAAGTTCGCGATGATATCGCGCGCCACGTCGAGCTACCAGTCGATAGCCGACCAGTTCTCCGGCATCCTGCCGGCAACGAGCGCGGACTTCCTGGCGCAGGCCCAGGCCGCCGGGCACCTGTCCGACGAGTACAAGAAGCTGACGGAAGTCCCCATCGACGAGTACCAGAGGGCGCTCGTCGAGATGCTCGAGGACGGCACCGAGCAGCTCGGCCTGTACGGCAACACCGCCGCCGAGACCGCCGAGACGGTGTCTGGCTCGATAGCGGGCCTGAAGGGAGCCTGGTCGAACTGGCTCACGGGCCTGGCCGATGAGCACTCCGACCTCGACAAGCTGACCGACGACCTCGTCGAGTCGGTAGGGTACGTGGTGGACAACGCGCTGCCGCACGTCCAGGAGATGTTCTCGAACATCGGCACAGCCGGCACCGAGGCCATGAGCCGCGTGATCCACGGGTTCTCGCCCGAATGGGGCGACATATTCGACAGGGTCGCCGAAGGCGCCGGCAAGGTCGCCGAGGGCTTCGGCAAGGTCGTCGAGCAGGCGGAGGCGTCGGGGGCGCTCGAGGCGGTCGCGACCGCCATCTACAACATCGGCGACGCGATATCGAGCGCCGACTTCACAGGGTTCTTCGAGATCATAGGAGATGCGCTCGAGGGCCTGAACGAGTTCTACAACACGCTCAAGGACATGGAGGCGGACGTAATCGCCGCGAACGGCGGCGAGCCGCTCGAAATCACCGACCCCTCGACGTGGCACATCGCCTCGCGGGAGGCCGGCACCTTCAAGCAGGACCTCGAGAAGCTCGGCATCACGACCCGCGAGTACGGGAAGCTCTCGGACTCCACGATGCGGGAGGTCGCCGAAGCGTACCGTACGAACGGCGGGAACATGCAGGCCGCGCTGCAGTCGGCTGGGCTGGCCATCGACATGTACACCGGCAAGATCGTCGACGCGAACACGTTGAAGCTGCGCGACCAGTACGCGAAGGTCACCCTCGAGGACAACCAGCTCGTCGACGCCCAGGGCCGCGTCTACACGTGGAACGGCACGAAGCTGCTCGACCAGGACGGCCACGTCACCGTGGACGACGTCCAGCTCGTCGATTCGCAGGGCCGAATCGTCACGTGGAACGGCACCAGGCTCGTCGACAAGCACGCGAGCGTGAGCGTCACCGGCATCGGGGCCATAGACAACATCATCAACAGGTGGGAGAGCTGGAACCCCTCGACGAAGGTCGCGACGGCGCTGGCGTCGTTCTTCGACGCGCAGGGAGGCTTCTTCTCGTTGCACGCGGCGGGCGGGTTCATAACGAACGGCCCGACCGTGCTAGGCCGCGATTCCTATGGACGGGTCCACATCGCAGGGGAAGCCGGAAGCGAGTGGGTCCAGCGGCACGCCGACGGCACGACGTCGATAGTCCCCATAGAGAACCAGCGTTACCTCAAGCCCTACGCGAGCGCCATCGCGGGCATGATCGGCGCCGGACGGGTTATCAACATCACCCTCGACTACAAGGCGGGCGAGGACGCAAACCAGCTCGTGCGCGACCTCGGCCGCGCAATCCGCACTTCGACCCTCATGGAGGCATAGCATGACAGCGACAAAGCGAGTCGGCGGCACGGTAGCCTGCCTCACGGCCAGCCGCGACGTCAGGACCGTCAACGACCAGCGCGTCGACTTCTTCAAGGTCGAGTGGAAGAACCCCGAGTACCTGTTCGACCAGAACCGCGACGACTACGCGACGTGGCTCGACTCCAACATCGACTTCTACAGGAACAACTGCCAGATAGAGTCGTGCCAGGTCTGGGCGCACGCGGGCGACCTGCCCCCCGGGGGCGGGATGCTGCTCGAGGAGACGCGGTTCGACTTCTACTGGGTCAAGGGCATCGCGCAGGAGACCTCCTACGAGAAGCCCTTCGACCGCAACCGCTTCCACCCCGTGCGCGAGGGCTGCACCTGCCAGCTCGTGCAGGTGAAGGTCCACGGCGGCAACGACTCGGGCGAGGGCGGCTGGAACCCCGACGACCGCAACGCGTCGGGGCGCGGCCCCGACATGGTGGTCAACTACTGGTTCCAGCAACCGCCCGCCCCCGCCGTGGAGTGGACGGGCCTCGTAGACGAGGAGAACTACCACCTCGGCTACGGGGTCGACTGCCGACCCGGCAAGGAGGACGACGACAAGACCCCCGCAGAGGTGTACGACACGGTCCTCGCGATCTACCGCCAGGACAACATCGCCGGCACGGGCTACGCAAACCGCAGGGCCGTGCTCAACCGCACCGTGGCCTACCAGGGCGCGGACGTGGCGGGCGACGTCGAGACCCTGGCGAACCTCCGCTCCCTCAAGTTCAACGAATGGGTCGAGTACACCCTCGACGCCTACAACCGCGGCATGTGGGGCGACGGCCCGCACCACACGGCGAGCTACGTGTTTTCGTGGCCCGCACGCGCGAGGGTGGCGGGCATCGACGTCAGCTCGCTCAGCCTCACCACGGGCGTCATCACGGTGAGGGCCGAGGTGCCGTCCAACGCCCACCGCTGGACCACCAAGGCAAAGCTTCAGCGCCTGCGCAACGTTGACCCGTCGCTGACGGCGGACGACCTCAACTCCGAGAGCTACCCCTGGGAGGACGTCACCGGCATGGTGAACATCTCCGAGAGGTACCGCGACACCTCCTGGTCGACGGGGTTCGTCGACTCGGTGGCGGCTGCGGCCCCCACGAGCGGGTCGAAGGTCTTCGCGCCCAACCTGCGCACGTGGTACCGCGTCGTCACCGAGAACGAGGTCTTCCACGGCTCGGACAACCAGGTGCGCTCCCGGCCGTTCGAGTGCCGCCAGCTCTACCGCGAGCAGACGGCTGCGGACGACAAGGTGTTCGTCGAGTCGATCGAGACCAACGAGGACGCCACGGCCATCAAGGTGCTGCTGGGGTGGACGAACAGCGTCGACTCCACGGGCATCGAGGTCTCGTGGTCGAGCCACGAGGACGCCTGGGAATCCTCCGAGCAGCCCAGCACGGCCAACGTGACGTGGGAGGACCCGACGAACCAGGGCACCCACGACAAGTCCGCCCACTTCACCATCTACGGCGTCGAGCAGGGCGAGCCCGTCTACGTGAAGGCGCGCTGGTACCTCGAGGACGACGATGGCAAGGTTGTCGACTACGGCCCCTACGCCACCGTCCAGTCCGAGGTCATGTTCCCATACGTGCCTGCCATGCCGCCGGCAGACGTGCGGCTCACGGCTCCGAAGTACGTGCGCAGGGGCGACGACGTGCCGCTCACGTGGACGTTCCAATCCGATGCGCCCCAGACCGCCTGGGTGGTCTACAGGGTCGCCCTGAACTCCCAGGGGGTCGAGACCTCGCGCGAGCCCGTCATTTCGGGCCAGGACGCCTACGGCGCGTGCGCCATCCCCGCGGGCATGCTCTCGGGGGACGAGGTCTCCCTGGTCGTATCGATCACCACGGGGAGCGCCTGGGCCGACTCCGAGCCCGAGGCCGTCAAGTTCGCCGACACACCCACGGTCGACGCGGCGCTGCCGTCCTCCTCAGCCGAGGACGAGCTGCCCGTCATCCTTGCGCAGCCCGTGGCGGTCTACTGCTCGTCCGACACGGGCGACGACTATCTGCGGGTGAGGGTGGTGTCGCACGGCATCACGGTCTCCGAGCCAGACGGCGAGACGAGGCAGCTGCCCGGAGACGTGGTCTTCGACGCATACGTGGCCCCCGAGTGGGCCATGGGCTCGGACGGCCTCTACTACACCTGCGTGGTGCTCCCCGACGACCTGCAAATCTACGACGTGGGCATCTACGACTTCGAGGTCACGGCGGTCAACCAGACCACTGGCCTGCAATCGGACACCCAGGTCTCCACGGGCCGCGTCCGCTGGGCGCACCAGGCCCACCAGCCGGGGAGCGGGTCCACCGTCACGGCATACCCGTCCGACAGGGTGTGCGTCATCGAGCCCGCAGCCCCCGACAACGCCGAGGACACCGACGTGTTCGACCTGTACAGGGTGACGCCCGACGGCGCGTTCCTCATCGCCGAGGGCATGCGCTTCGGCAGCGCGGTCTCCGACCGCTACGCCCCGTTCGGGCGGGGGGACCTGATGTACCGCATCTGCACCCGCACGACGGACGGAGACATCTCGTGGCGCGACGTGCCCTACGAGATGAAGTGCAATAACCTGCGCCTCGACTGGGGCGAGGAGTCCCTGGAACTGCCCTACAACCTCGTGCGCAACGAGTCGATGGCGAAGGACTTCGAGCGCAGGCCCCACCTTGACGGCAACGTGGGGGGAGGGTGGAACCCCGCAGTGGAGCACGACGGCACGGTCTCGACCGACATGGTGCGCTTCGAGTCCGCCGGGGACCAGCGGCTCATCCGCTCGCTGGCCTACCACGCGGGCCCCGTGTTCGTGAGGCTCCCGAACGGGCTGGCCTCGCAGGCCAACGTGGACGTGTCGGGGCTGGACGAGTCCTACCAGAGCGGAGCCATCCAGGCTTCGCTGACATGCAACTTCGTGAGCCTCACCGAGGAGTTCATGGTCTCCTCATCCGAGGTCTCCTACGCCGAGCCGCCCGAGGACCAGACCGTGTGGGGCAAGCCGCGCATCGCACGCTGGAACGACACGTGCCCGCAGCCGGGCGACACGTTCGAGGTCTCCTCGCAGACCGTTCGCTTCAAGCTGTCCACGGGCTACGACGACTACACGAACGAGTGGACGCTGGACGCCACGGTGTCGGGCACCACGGCGACGCTGGGCGCTTTCTCGGCGGAGCTGCTGGCCTACCTCTCGGACGTGCCCGCAGGCTCGCTCTACCTCTTGACGGTGCAGGAGGCCCAGGATGCTTAACGTCGACTTCTCCCGCGCATACACGTCGACCTTCTCGCTGCGCCCCGTGGACATGCAGACATGGGCCTCGGGCGCGCCCGTGGAGGGCCTGGTGTCCGCGTCCGTGGAGCGCGACTGCACCGACGAGTACCCGCTCCTCGAAGCTGGCTCGGTCGAGGTCGACATGGGCGTGTGGGACGAGTTCCCCGAGGGCTTCTACCGCATCGAGATGCTGGCCGAGCAGGGCGGTGTGGTCGAGCGCCACGCGATAGCGACCCTGCTCATGTCCTCCTCCCAGTCAAACATCGACCGCCGCTTGCAGACGGTCCGCGTGGAAGGCCAGAGCGTGCTCAAGCCCGCTGCGGACAGGCTCATGCTCGTGGGCACCTACGCCCCCAAGGGCTGCGACGGCGCTCAGTACGCCGCCTCGCTCCTGAAGGAGTGCACGCCCGCCCCCGTGGTGGTCGAGGGCTCCTTCACGCTCGACGAGCACGCGGTCTTCGGGGTCGGCGTCAGCTACGCCCAGGCCGCCTGGACCGTGCTCAAGGCCGCCGACTGGTGCATGAGGATAGACGGCGACGGAACCATCCGCATCTGCCCGAAGCCCACCGAGGCGTCGATGACCCTCGAGACCCAGGGCAGGGCGCTGATGCTTCCGGGGGCCGACAAGTCGGCCGACCTCTCCGAGGTGCCGAACCGCTACTTCGCGGTGGACGGCGACGACGTGGGGCAGGCCGTCAACGACCAGGGCACCGCAACCTCGGTGTCGGTTCGCGGGAGGTACGTCGACCACATCGACGAGTCCCCCGTGAAGGTCAACGGCGAGACGATGACCCAGTACGCCCGCAGGAAGCTGCAGGAGCTGTCCACCGTCACCACCGAGTTCTCCTACACCCGCGAGTTCGCGCCGGGCGTCACGTGCTTCGACGTGCTCGCAGGCAGGGTGGAGGAGTTCGGCATGGAGGGCGCGTTCAGGGTGCTCAGGCAATCGCTGACGTGCTCCCACGGCATCACCGTAGACGAAACCCTCGGCAGGGAGGAGAGGTTGTTCGTAGCATGAGCGAGCTGAAGCAGACCTCGGTGGCCCTGTTGGAGCGGGCCATCGACGACAAGATAGCCAAGGCGGTGCGGGGAGGCCAGTCGACCCACCTCGCCACCGTCACCCGCGTCGGCAACGACGGCACCACCTGGGTGCAGGTCTACGGCGGCGCGGAGGAGACCCCCGTGCGCAGGATGACCACCGCCGCGCAGGTCGGCGACGTGATAAACGTCACCTTCTCGGGGTTGAGCTGCATGGGCGTTGGCAACGTGTCCAGCCCCTCCGCCACGACGGTCCAGGTGCAGAAGGTCGCATCGGAGTCCGCGAACGCCATCGCGGGCGTCATGGCTGGCATCCTGCAGATCAGGCAGCTCATCGCCGACAAGGTCTCCACCCGCGAGCTCACCGCAGAGGTGGCCCGCATCATGAACGCGCAGATCGACACCATCACGGCCAACATCATCCAGTCCCAGGAGATGCAGGCGGCGTTCCTGAGCGCGGACCTCGCCAACATGGTCGCCGCCGACGTGGACATGGAGAGGGTCAAGGAACTCGTGGCCGAGTCGGGCCTGTTCCAGGACCTCACGGTGACGGGCGACGGCACCATCACGGGCAAGCTCGGAGCCGTGCTGGTTGACGGCGACACGGCCCGCTTCTCCAACATCTACGCCGACGCGCTCAAGCTGCTGGGCGAGGACGGCCTGTACCATGCCCTGAACTTCATGGGCCTCGACGAGCGCAAGATCTACACCTACTCGCAAGTGGCCCCCGCAGGCACCGAGAACCCGTCCGAGGAGGGCTGGTACGTCCTCGTGGACGGAAGCTACGTCCCCGCGACCGACACAACGGTCGTGAGCGGCACGGCCTACTACAGCCAGTCGTGGAGCTATGCCGACCCCGAGACCCAGGTGGTCTACGACGAGTACGGCGAGTCCCTGGACGAGGGGCTGCACGGCTCGCACCTCATCGCCGAGTCCGTGACCGCGACGCAGATAGACGTGTCCACCCTCATCGCCGCGATGCTGCTGACGCAGTTCGTGCAGGTGGGAGCATCGGCCACGACGCACATGGAGGCGCGGGGGAACCGCCTGAGCTTCTTCGCCGGCGGCAACGGCTGGAAGACCATGAGGGATTCCGATCTCTACGAGGCGGTCGACACCCCGACGGGGAGCCCCTTGGCGAACGGCTGGTACGAGCTGGTCGACCCCGACGCGCCGCTCTTGGAGGGCAGGTACATGCCATCGACCGACACCACGGTCGACGTTGACAAGACCTACTACCGCTACCTCGAGAGCGCCAACAGGGCGTTCGCGGGCGAGGTGGCGTACATCGCGGTCGACCCCGACACGGGCGAGTCGATGTTCTACATGACGCGCTCGGTGGTGGTCAAGGAGCTGCATATCGGGCAATGGTCGTATTTCAGGCGGCGCAACGGGAACCTTGCGCTGAAGTGGATTGGAGGCGAGGTGTAGATGGCCCAAGTCGTACTGAGGACGATCAGCCACGTCAGCACCTACTCGGAGCACAGGCTCGTGCTCGACTACACGCTGACCGAGACCGCAACGAACTACAGCATCACGGCGAAGCTGCTGGTCCAGACCCGTAGCACCGACACGTCGAAGAACAACCAGGCGAAGTTGAACAACGCCTCCTGGTACATGGGCACGGACGTGTCGAACAGGGTCGGGCCGTCGAACATGAGCGGTTCCACGGTGTCGATAGGGACCGGCTGGACGACCATCGGGACGTCCGGGAACCTCACGTTCTCCATCGCCAAGGAGAAGGAAACGCTCTCCCTCATCGTGTACATAGGGACGCCGTTCACGATATTCTACTACCTCAACGGCACGTCCCTGAGCTCCTATTACGTCGACTACACGGAAAGGTACTACTACCCGCTCACCATCCCGACCATCACGACCTACGCCATCACGTACAACGCCAACGGCGGTTCGGGGACGACGGCATCGCAGAGCAAGTGGCACGGCGAGGCGATCACGCTCCGCGCCAACGGCTTCACGCGCTCGGGATATTCCTTCAAACGCTGGAACACCAAAGCAAACGACACGGGCACGGGGTACAACGCCAGCGCGTCCTACACGGGCAACGCCGCGCTGTCACTCTACGCCGTCTGGAACCGTACGGTCTCGTACAACGCCAACGGCGGCACGGGCGCTCCCTCCGCGCAGACGGCGGTTGCCACGAGCGCGATAACGCTCACGTCCGCCAAGCCGACGCGCAGCGGCTACACCTTCCACCACTGGAACACCAAGGCCGACAACAGCGGCACGAGCTACCAGTCCGGCGGAAGCTACCCCGCGAATAACGCCTCGGCCACGCTCTACGCGATCTGGTGGAAGAACCCGACCGTGAACGCGCCGACGCTCACGCGTTGCGACGCGCAGGGAAACGCCGACGAGGTCGGCGGCTACATCAAGGCAACGGTCGCGTGGTCGATAACCGCCTCGCAGGTAGGCGAGACCCAGACCGCCCCGAGGTCGTTCACGCTCACGCTGACGGGCGATGGCAAGACGTTCACGGATTCGCCCACGCTCACGGGCACGAGCGGAACCTACGCGACGGTGCTCGGAGACGGCACGCTCGGGCCCAACGTGGCCTACAGCGAGACCGCCACGATTGCCGACGCCCACGGCACGACCACCGCGACTGGAACGCTGTCGCCCAGCACGTCATACCATGCGCCTATAGTCACCGCGACGGCCAAGCTGCAAGACGCGGGGGCCGAGGACCCGCTCTGCAAGCGCGCACGCGTGGTCGTCCACTACGAGCTCTACGAGAGCGCCGAGCAGCTGCGCGACGCGTCGATGGTGGTCGCTCTCTCGATAGACGTCCCGGGGGAATACTGGACGGTCGACAACTTGACCGGCATTGACGAGGTCTTCACGTCCGATTCCCACGGCTACGACAAGATGGACCCCCACGGCGGCTACGACATAGGCACTGCCACTGTCTCGGACCGATTCACGTCCACCACCGTCGCGGTGCACGTGGACCCCACGGACTACACGAACCCCTCCATCACGGACATCTCGGCCTTCCGCACCGCGAAGAACGAGGAAGTCACACCAGCGACCTACGACGAGTCCGATGACGGCACGTGCCTGGGAGTCGAGGTGGACTGGTCGACCTACAGGGCCCCCGCCACCGCCTCGATAACGGTCGAGGACATGGAGGTGGACCCGGACGCCACCTTCCGCGTGGTGGCGAGGCGCGAGTACAGCCTCACGGGCAACTCGGGCAGCGAGCGGTTCGACGTCTACCCCGACGCGACCCTGTGGCCCGACGACCACCTGGAAGACGGCGTGCTCATCCACGAGAACCGCCGCTACCTCGTGACGGTCAGGGTCTCGGACGCGTACTCCGACGTGGTCACGTCAGCCAAGGCGTACCGCGCCGAGACGATAACGATCGCGTACTTCACGACCGACGCCCTCGCGGGGGGCAGGGGCTACGCCATCGGCAAGCCCGCCACCCAAGAGCTGTTCGACGTCGGCATGCCGTCCAACTTCGACGAGTACGTGAAGATGCGCGACGAGCTTGCGATTATCACCGGCTCCATCACGAGGGGAGTAGTCCCGTCCAACAACGTCTGGCCCGAGCAGATGCTCGCAATCCGCGATTCGCAGGAGGCAATGATCGGGTATCTGAGGGCGTTCTTGACAACCGACGGTGATAACGAGGGCATACAGCTCGAGACTACGCGAACGGTCAACGGTTCGGTAATCAACCATGCGCTCCGTATCGGAATCGACGCGAACGGCAATAGGCTCGTCAACGTGCACGACCCAGCACCTTGGCGTAATGCGATAGGCGCTGTCAACAAGGCCGGGGACACTATTAATGGAACCTTGTTTGTAACTGGTGGAGGCTGGTTTGTTAATAAATACCCCTCGATTGATCGTGATGGCGCCAATCCATCTGCGGACCAGTGGGGCACAGGACTTCTTATTCGTGACAAGGACAATGCGGATATTGGCCGGGTTAGACCTATCCGTATAACTGACGGCTACATGTATTTGAGGCTTTCCGCTGTCAACGAGAAGACCGACGGCACGCAGGTTGAAAACTATTTCGATATTAGGATTGGACGCGATGGAACTCAATCCTACGGCATGTCAAGCCCAGCCAACTTCCGCTCGGCCATCGGGGCGCAGGCCACGATTGCGGCATCGAGCGGAAACGGGACGAGAACAAGTGCCGCAGCTAGTGATTCATCGTGCTCTTACCGCAAGTGGGGCAGGGTGTGCACAGTCTCGTTCTGGATAAGAGTCGTATCCGCTTTGGGCACGTGGAACTCCACGGCCGCTCTCTACACGGGCCTGCCAGCATCGGCGTTCAACACCAACGGATTCGCAATCAAGTGCGATGCGAACACGAGCACCTACTTCGCGAACGTCAACACGGGCGGTCAGTTATACGTCTCTACGAGAGAGACGTCGTTGCCCGCGAACACAGTAGTGGTAGGTGCTTTCACCTACATCACAGCTAGCTAGATGGGAGGTGAGTAAGTGGAATCTAGCCTGCACTACATAGCGTTCGACGACATCGGAGTGACGTTCGTCGTGGTGGCGGCGGCGCTGTCGTTCGTCGTGCTGGCGTGGAACGCCGTCAAGGCGATACAGGACTGGCGCGCCCAGGCCAGGAAGCCGACCGACGAGCGAATCGTCGAGGTCGAGCGCCGCGAGGACGACCACGAGCGCCGCATCAAGGACCTCGAGGACTGCTGCAAGGAGGTCAAGGGCAAGCTCTTGGCCGATTGGGAATGGCAGCAGGCGGCGGCCGAGAAGGACGAGCTGATGCTCAAGTCCATCAAGCAGCTCATCAAGCACAGCATCGACGGCAACGACACGTCGGGTCTCAAGGAGATGGAGTCGGAAATCGACGACTACCTCATCAAGCACCAATCGAGATAGGAGAGACATGAACCAGGAGAGAATCAAGGCAATCATCACCATCGTGGTCACGGCGGCCGTGAACGTCGCGAACGTGCTCGGCTACGCACTGGACCTCGACCCGATCCTGAACGCGGTCCTGAGCGTGTTCAGCTTCGTCTGCATCGTCTACAGCTGGTGGAAGAACCAGAACGTGACGGAGGAGGCCCAGGCCGCGCAGCTCGTGCTCAACAAGCTCAAGAACGAGAAGAAGGCCACCGAGCTGAAGGGGGCCTAGCATGGAGGAGAACTGCAACGCCGAGGTCGTAGAGACCGACGAGATGAAATCGCTCCAAGTTGAAATCCCTACCGAGGAGGCCGACGATGAGCCTGGGGACTGACCTGGTGGCACGCGCCCGCTCGCTTGCGGGGCGCTTCTACTACACCAACGACTGGTGGGCGAGGATACACCCGTGGGAGTCGGGCGGCACGGACTGCTCGGGCTTCTGCAAGCTGGTCTACGAGGAGTTCGGCTACGACATCGGAACGTGGACGGGCGACGAGTCGCAGTCCGGCACCGAGGTGGCGAGGGGCCATTACCCCAGCGAGATTCCATGGGACATCATGCAGCCCGGCGACCTCATCTTCATGACCGCGACCTACTGGAACAACTACAACTTCGACCAGTACCTCTGCCACGTCGAGATTTACTGCGGCGGGGGGACGATGATAGGGCATCCGTCCGGCTACGGCCCCACCGAGAAGTGGGCGCAGGCTTGGATGGAGGCATACGGATGTATCACCTGGAAGGTGATGCGCATTTTCGAGGAGGAAGACGACATGAGTGCAACCGAAGTACGCGACGCGGTATTGGGCTTCAAGAATCCCAATATGTACGTCCGCGAAACCGACGAGAACGTGGATACCTGGCAGCACATCTGGAATGCAAGCCACCAGACCACCCGTACCGACAACGCCGGATGGAAGACTCCAATGGGCCACGACATCTTCGGGCGCGTGAACCACGTCGAGGAAATGTGCATGGAGATGCAGGAGAAGCTGGACGACCTGACGGTCGGCAAGGTCGACGCCAAGGTCGAGATCGACTACGGCAAGCTCGCCGACGCGGTGGCCGACAAGCTCGCTCAGAGGATGGCGGATTAGCATGAACGTCGTGGCGGGTCTCAGCATCGGCGGCTTCGTGCTCGTGGCCGTGGTGCTGTGGGCGCTGTGCGCAGCGCAGAAGTAAAGTTATAACGCGCCCGGGGTTTCGGCCCTGGGCGCTTTTTCGCGTTGCAGGGTGGTGCAGAATTGGTGCGCTCGATTTTGAGACAACGATTGCTGCCGATTGCGAAATATGGATTGACCTCGGATTACGTATTTTCCATGATGGCGAGGGGTGTATAACGTTTTCCCTGGTTGGATTCAGGCAAGCCAATATGCTAGGATTTACGCTTTTCCATTTCCCCAGGTGGGGAGCTTGCCGACTCTCCTCTGGTGCAGAATTGGTGCAAACGATTCAAACCCAGGCCAATTCTACCGCACGAACCACCGCGTCCAGGTCGGCGTGCACGTAGATTTTCGCGGGGGCGATGGAAGACCATCCAGCGTACCTCTGCAAGTCGAACACGGACATGTGACGCGCCATCATCGAGAGGTTTGAGTGGCGCAGCTGGTGCAGCACCATTCCGTCGCACCCAAGCTTGCCGCGAGCCGTCTCGCGCCACCAGTTCTCCATCGAGGAAGTGGACATGCGGGTGCCGTTGGTGCGGCAGCACAGCCACTTGGCGTCGTGCAGGCCGAGGGCGTCGCGCAGCTCGCGCCACTCGGCGATCTTGTCGGCCAGCCTCTTCGGCATCGGCAGCAGTCGGTTTCCAGCCGCGCTCTTCGTCGGCCCCACGGTGTTGTCGGCACCGCGCACGGTGGACGTCACGTGCACCGTGTTGCCGTCCACTTCGGCGTCCTGCAACGCGCACGCTTCGCCGCATCTCAGCCCCAGGCACGCCATGAGGTAGAGGGCGACCGTGCGGCCATCTGTAGGCAGCTCGTCCACGCGGTTCAGGAACAGCTGCAACTCTTCGGGAGAGAGCGCGTCGCGCTCGGCGCTCCTGGCGCGTGGGCGTTGCACGGATGCCATCGGGTTTCGGGTAACCTTCCCATCCGCTTCTGCCTGCGCCATGACCGCGAAGAGAACCTGGTGCACCTTGCCGAGCGCGGCGGGGGCGTACTCGCCTCCCTTCAGCTTGTTGGATTTCAGCCATAGAAGCGCGTCGCGACATGCTGGGGCGTCCACCTCGTCCATGCGCATGCCTGCAAGCTCCGTGCGCATTATCGAGTTGAGCGCGGTGCGCTCTCCTGAGATGGTGTTGGGGGAGTAATCGCCCGTTTCCTTGCGCCAGCTGTGCCAGGATTCCGCGTAAGCCTTGAACGTGTCGGAGTTGGGTACGAATGCCTCAAGCTCTGAAACGAACTCATTGAGGGCTTTCTGCGCCTGCGTCCAAGTTCCTTTGAATCGTTTGGACTTGCGCTCGCCGTCTGCTGTTGCCCAGAGGCGCCAGCGGCGGCATTCCGACTTCGGCAGCGGACGCCCATCGGGGCGTAGCTTGTCGAGCTGCTGGATGGATGATGACGTGACCTTCATACGTCCACCTCCTTGCCCAGCGCCGCGAAGCTGCGGGCGGTTTCGAGCAGCATGTCGCGGTGCTTCTCGTCCATCTTGTCGAACAGCGCGATTAGCTCGCGCTCATCATCTGCCAGCCTGTCTGCTGGAACCTCAACCATTGAATAATGCGTTTCGAGCGCATCCATAATCATGCGGCGCGTGCGCGTCGTGGTGTTGTCCAGTCCTCGGTCGAGGGCGTGGTAGATGGTCGTGGCGGGAATTCCAGTCGCGCCAGCCATCTTCGGCACGCTACCGAACTGCTCTTTTATGATGCTGCGAACCTTGTCCTCGTAAGTTCCCATGGCTTCCTCCAATTCCCGTGACATGGAGAGTTTACCAAAAGAGGTAATTTCTTTGAATTACCTAGTTGACAATTACCACGATTGGTATACTTTGGTAACAGTTACCAAATTTGGTAAGGGAGGTGAAAAATGGCACAGAGCAACGGCAAGTACATGAACCTCATCGCCGAGATGAAGCGCGTCGGGGTGACGCAGAGCCAGGTGGCCGAATCTCTCGAAATGTCCACCAGCAATCTCAACGCGAAGCTCAACGGGCGAGTACCGTTCAGCGTCCCCGAGGTCGTGGGCATCCGCGAGGCGTTCATGCCGGACGCGACGCTCGACTACCTGCTTACTACCGCCGAGTAGCAAGCTCTCGCACCTTCACAACTTCATGCACGACCAAGGCGAACGGGAAGGTTCCAGCCGGACAGAAGACCGCAGGGAGAGCCTGAGTAATAGCCAACGAACCTCGGAAGAGCCTTGGATGTATTACAAGCGCAATACACGGAGGGAATCATATGGACTACCTCTGGACGATAAAGCGGTTCTGCCGCTGGCGCTACGAGCTGCCAGATGGCGCGGAGCCGACGAAAGGTCAAATCAACACGGTGTCGAAGATGTGCCGCGAGGGTGTTCTGCCTGCGGTGCGGGTTGGCAACCAGTGGCGCATCGACACCAAGAGGATCATGGAAGGGGTGGCAAATGCCTAGAAACAGAGCGGCGCGGAGTAGTAGCAGCTACTCACGCGCCAAGAACGGTCGGCTGACCGGTTCGATTGTATCAAATCGCGAGATGCTCGCGCTAGTGGCGTCCACCGCCGGGTTCGCGCTGCTGATGCTCGCGATCCCCACGGCGATGGCCGTGATGAAGCAGTGGGGGTGGTGGTAGCCATGCCCACTGCGCTAGACGACTGGAAGGAGATCGCCTACCGGACCGCCGACGAGAGCAGACGGCTCATTGACCGCTGCGCGGCGTTGGAGTCGAAGCTCAACGACGAGCGGCGACGTCGCATGATCGCCGAGACCAGCCTGCGCTTCGCGCGTGCGCGGCTCGGAAGGAAGGAGGCGCGCGTGGGCGCGTACGAAAACTACCCCATGGGCGTCGACGGCGCCCACGAGCACTTCAACCAGCCCGACCCGCCCGAGTGCGAGAACCGCGACTGCATGGTGCAGCTCGAGCCCGACTGGGAGTTCTGCCCGGGCTGCGGCTGGCACATCGACTGGGACCGCTGGGACGCCGAGAGGGGCGAGTGGACATGTTCGTGAGCGACTACAGGCCCACCAAGCGCATCGGGATCGAGGAGATGGACGGCGCTCTGCGGATGCTGCGCGACCGGGTCGACGAGGCCCACGCGGACGCCGACTCGCGCGTGCGCTACTACGAGGGCGCGTGGATCGCGCTGAGCGCGCTTCGCTACGGCAAGTTCGACTACCCCAGGGACTTCATGGCGGTGTTCGAGCGCGACCTCGACGAGTACATCGGATAAGGAGGACGGACATGGGAGTAGCAGTTCTCGTGCTCGGCGACTCGGGCTCAGGCAAGTCGACGAGCCTGCGGAACTTCGAGCCCGACGAGGTGGGCATCTTCAACGTGATGGGCAAGCCGCTGCCGTTCCGCAAGCGGCTCAAGACGGCGAACCACGCGAACTACGGGACCATCGACCAGGCGCTCACGAGCAACAAGCTCCGCGCCTACGTGGTGGACGACGCCGGGTACCTCATGAGCCTGGAGAACTTCAGGCGGGCCAAGGAGACCGGCTACGCGAAGTACACCGACATGGCGCTCAACTTCGAGCGCGTCATCGAGAAGGCCACGCAGACCGACGACGACACCATCGTCTACATCCTGATGCACTACGACCGCGACCAGGACGGCCGCATGAAGCCGAAGACCATCGGGCGCATGCTGGACGAGAAGTTCGTCATCGAGGGCGCGTGCCCGATCGTAATCCAGTCGGCGATCCAGGACGGCAAGCACGTGTTCGTCACGAAGGGCGACGGCTTCAACGCCGCGAAGGCGCCGATGGACATGCTGCCCGACGTGATGGACAACGACCTCAAGGCCGTGGACACGGCGATAAGGGACTACTGGGGCATGAGGCCCCTGACGGACGGGAAGAACGAAAGGAAGGAATCGGAAGATGCCTAGCAACTTCAACATCGACGAGTACAACAGCGCGGAGGCGTCCACCGGCGGCGACTACGCAAGGATGACCGCGGGCGGCTACGTCGTCCGCATCCAGGCCGTGCGCACCAAGGGCGAGGATTACGGGCGCACCATCGACTACCCCGAGGAGAAGATGTACGTGAAGCTGATCTACGACATCGACGAGGGCGAGTTCGCCGGCAAGTTCAGCGACGACTACTGGGCGTCCGAGGAGAAGGACTGGGGCCATCAGATCTACCTGTCCTGGAAGAACATGGGAGCGTTCAAGGGCAACATCCAGGCGATCGAGGAGAGCAACCCCGGGTTCGACGCCATGGCCGCCTTCACGGCGGACCAGTGGACGATGTTCATAGGCAAGACGGTCGGCATCGTGCTGGGCGAGGAGGAGTACAGGGCGAACGACGGAACGGTGAAGACGCGGTTCACGTTCCCCCGGCTGAAGTCGGTGCAGGACATCCGCGACGGAAAGTTCCGCGTACCTGCGCTGAAGAAGCTCGACGGCGCGGACGCCCCGTCCGCCGGCGGTGCGGCCAGCATCTACGACGATTCGGTGCCGTTCTAGAGTGATCCCAGATGGGTGACGTCATCAAGGTCGATACGCGCCAGCAGAAGGGCAAGCACGAGATCAAGAACGGGTGGTGGGCATCTCACGGGGTGCCCACTATTTCTGTCAAGTTGGATTTCGGGGACTACCAGACTGACGGCTCGAACATATCGATCGACACGAAACGAAACATCGCCGAGATCGCGCAGAACATCAACGGGCGCAACCACGACCGGTTCAAGCGCGAGTGCATGAGGGCGCGAGACGCCGGCTACAGGCTCGTGATCCTGGTCGAGAACCGCGACGGCGTGAAGGACCTGAGCGGGCTCAAGAGGTGGACGAACGACCACTGCGCCAAATGCCCGACGCGCAGGACGGCGCGCTGCAACCCTCACGACGGCGCGAAGTGCCCGAGGCACGGAACCAGGAAGCCGATCCAGGGCGACAGGCTGGCGCGCGCCATGTCCACTATGTCGCAGCGGTACGGGGTGCGCTTCGAGTTCTGCGACCCGCACGACACGGCGAGGATCATCTGCGAGCTTTTGGGGGTGAGTTATGAACGAAATGCAGAAGGCGGCACGCAGGCTGCACTCGATGGGGTTCAAGACGCTCCCGATTAAGCCGGGGACGAAGGAGCCCGCGACCGCGCACGGCGTCAAGGACGCGACGATCGACGACACGGCGACCGACGCATGGTACGGGAGACACCCGGACCACGGCATCGGCATAAGCGGCGACGGCTTCGTCATCTTCGACTTCGACGTGCACGACGGCGTGGACGGGCGTGACCAGCTGCTCGGCTGGAACATGCCGGACACGCTCTGCCAGACAACGCCGTCGGGCGGCTACCACATGATCTACCGCACCGACGAGGAGGTGAGGCCGTCAGTCAACACGGAGCTGGCCGTGGACGTCCGCGGGTGGCACAGCTACATCGTGTGCGACCCGACGCCCGGCTACTGCTTCGAGGACGATTGCGAGCCTGCGGAGGCGAACGAGACGGTCATGGCGTTCCTTAGGCACGTCAGGCCGAAGGGCCAGCGCGACAAGGGGACGGGCGGGCTCGGCAGGCCGAGGCAGACCGGGAAGGTCGGCGAGGGCGGGCGAAACGACTACCTGTTCAAGCAGGGCTCGTCGCTGCGCGCCAAGGAGGTGCCGGACGACGAGATCCGCGCCTACCTCCACGGCCTGAACCACTGCAACTGCAACCCTCCGCTGGAGGCGCAGGAGGTGGACAAGATAGCCGACAGCGTCCTGAGCATGGACGCGGGGCTTTCCTCGGAGGCGGCCGAGGCGAAGAGGCGCGGGCGCCCGCGGAAGTTCGAGCACAACAAGGTCGCCCGCAGGCTCATCGACGAGTACGGCGCGTGCCTCATCGACGGCGAGACGCCGGCGATCCGCGTGGGCGGCAGATACCGGGTGGGCTGGGAGGCTTACGACTCGGTCATAATCGACCTGCACGACGACTGCACGACGGCCAACCGCAAGGAGGTCAAGTCGTACATACAGGCCAAGGCCGAGAGCAGGCGGCAGTCGTCGCCGTACCTGATCGCCTTCAGGAACGGCGTGCTGGACGTCCGAACGCTCGAGCTGCGAGACTACGCGCCCGACGACCTCATCCCGAACGTCGTGCCGCACGACTGGAACCCGGACGCCGAGAGCGACATACTCGACGACGTGCTGTACAAGATGGCATGCGGCGACATGGCCACGTACCTGAACCTGTCGGAGTTCATCGGTGTGTGCATGGTGCGCAGCGCGAAGCTGTGCCCGTTCTTCCCGGTGCTGATCGGCGTGGGCAGCAACGGCAAGTCGACCTACATCGAGCTGCTCAAGGACGTCGTGGGCGACGAGAACATAAGCGGCCTGCAGCCGAAGGAGATAACCGCGCACTTCCTCGGGTCGCACATCGTCGGCAAGACGGCGAACCTGGGCGACGACATAGCCAGCGGTTACCTGGACGACCGCGACTGCGCGATCATCAAGTCGGTGGCCACCGGCGACCTGATGTTCACGGACGTGAAGGGCGGCAGGGGGTTCCACTTCCAGCCGTACTGCACGATGGTGTTCAGCTGCAACCAGTTCCCGCGCCTGGCGGACACGACGCCCGGCTTCATGCGCAGGCTGTTCCCGATCGAGTTCAACGCGGTGTTCAGCGCCGACGACCCGGACTACGACCCGATGATAGGCGAGAAGCTGCGCGACGAGCGCACGCTCGAGTACGCCTGCAGGGTCGGCGTGGAGGGCCTTCGCCGCGTCATCTCCCAGAACCGGCCGACGCCGAACGAGATGTCGGAGTCGATGAAGTCGGAGATCGCCCGCGAGGGCAACACCGGGCTGCAGTGGTTCAACGACGACAAGGTGACCGCCGAGCACCTCACGGGCATGACGAAGGAGGAGGCGTACCGCGAGTACCTCGCGTGGTGCGAGCGCAACGGCTACTCCAGGACGGCCCTGGGAAGCGGCGCATTGTCGGCACTTATCGGCACCTACTTCCGCCTGAAATGCACGAAATCGGCCCACCGCGAGTACGCGGACGGGCGCAAAACAGTGAAAGTTTACGAGTCTAAAGTGCCAACGGGTGCCAGGTCTTAGACCTGTTCAACATCAGTTTTGGCACCTTGGCACCTTGGCACGCGCATACTCTTAACTAAATAAAAGAAAGGGTAATTTTCTATATATAAATACGCGCGCGCGAAGGTGCCAAACGAGGTTTTGGAGCCTATCGCATGGAAATCAGACACACATCACAGAAGACGAAGGGGCTCGAGTGCGACGGCCAGCCGTGCTTCGAGGTGCTCGTCCGCAAGACGAGGCGATCGGAGTCGGAACGCTACTGGTGCGGGCAGCTGCACGGGTACTTCGACCCGCGCGACGTGGACTGCCCGCGCGAAGCGGAGCGGCCGGAGCGCAGGGGGCCGGGATTCAACAGGGGGCTGAGGAAGCTATGAGGAACGCCGACTACGCGATCGCATGCGCTGTCCTGGCCGTCGTGATCGGCTGCGCCCTGGCGCTGGTCGCCCAGCCCAAGCAGGCCACGGCCCGCGAGGACTGGGAGTGGAGGACCGACCCCAGGGACGTTACGAACCAGCGCGTCCTCGACGAGATGCAGCTCGACCGCATGAAGACGTGGCTCGACGATGGCTTCGGCCGGATATGGACGAGGCTCGACGAGATCGAGGCCGAGCGGATAGCCGATGAGGAGGCCCAGGCTTACTACGAGCAGCAGGCGTACTACGCGCCGAGCTACGGCCACGGCGGCATCTACCGCGCCGAGTACAGCGACGCGTATAACACGGACGGGCCTAGCCGCACGATGCCGGGATGGCACGACGGCTACCTCGAGACGTACTACAACGCATCGGGCCACTACCTCGCAAGCACTTGGACGCTCGACTCCGAGGGGTTCTACCACGACGAGAACGGCCGTTACGTCGTCGGCGTCGAAATCAGCCACAAGGACGAGATGCCCTACGGGACCGTGGTGGACACGGGCAAGGGCGAGGGCGTCGTGTACGACTACGGCTCGGGGGCCGAGGTGCACGACTTCGCGACGAATTGGTAGGAGGCCAGTAGAGGGCCCGTTGTGACAAGAATGGAACACGAGTGCGTCCGAGGGAGAAACGGGGTCTTGAAGGCGCGCTCCTTGCCCCAGAGAAGGGAGAAAGCATTGATTATCCAACTACCCGAGTGGGATGGATGGCGAATATCGGGCGAAAGCCTCGCCTGGGAGGTTCAGAAGGTCGTCCACAAGAAGCAGGGCGACGTGTGGGAGGCGACCAACTACTTCAGCACCCTCGACGCCGCCATGGGCTACGCCTACGAGCGGACGCTGCGCGAGTGCGGCACCGGCCACGTTGTCGACATGACGCGCGAGGCGCTTGTCGCGTGCGAGAGGACGAAGAGCTCGCTTCTCAAGGCTGTCAAGGCGGCATCGCGATGACGGTGGACAGGGACGGCTACATGAGGGCGTTCGGCTCCCGGTTCAAGCAGGCGATGGAGCCGTACAGCTACAAGGCCGTTGCCGGCGATACGGGCATAGGCGCGGCGCTGCTCTACCGATACGCGAACGGCACGGCGCTCCCCAGCGCGTTCACGCTCGCGAAGATCACGGCAGCTACGGGAATAGACGCAAACGCGCTGCTGGTGGTGAGGCGGCGATGAGCGACTGCGCGAACCCGGCGATGGAGCCCTACCGCCGTTGCGAAATCCGCGTGGTGTTCGACGATAGCCGTGAGCACGACTACATGCTACCGATAAACCTCGCGAACCGCAACATCCACCACTTCGAGGTGGACGGCGATCGGTTCGTGAGGGCGAGGGTGCGCGATTGGGACGACCAGGAGGTGAGCTGATGGCTAGGCGCGTGAACCACGACCACTGCGACTGCTGCGGCAAGAAGCTCAGTGGCCCACGGTATCGAATTTCCGAGATGTACGAGTACAAGCGCAACCAGTTCACTTTTCGCGGGGTTTCGCACTACTACTGCAAAGACTGCATGCAGGACGTTCAGCGCGTCATCTGCGAACACGAGAAATGGGCGAAGGTTGAGAAAAAGGCGCTTGGGAAGGTGGAATCATGAGCGAGATAAAGGCGTTAGAGGACATGCGCAAAGAGCTGCGCGTCTGCGGTTGCGATCCTGACGAATGCGTCGGGTGCAGCGTGCCGGGCAAGGTGCGCGAGCACGCCGACCGCATCGAAGCGGAGATAGCCGAGCGGTTCGTCGAGCTACCAGTGGATGCAGATGGTGTCACGATTCACGTTGGCGACGTTGTGGTCTCACGCGATTGGTGCGAGCCTCGGAAAGTTACGGGATTCGCCGTGCTTTGCAGGACCAGCGATGGTGGGTGTGTCTGGAACGAACCTTGCGAACTTGAGCACTACAAGCCACGCACGCTAGAGGGCGTATTGCGCGATGTATGGAAGGAAGCCCTCGACTACGCGAAGAGCGACATGTGGCGAAACCCCGACGAGGTGTTCGCGGAACGCGCAGCCGAGATACGCGAGCTGCTGGGGGTGAGCGAATGAGTTGGAAGATGTTGGACGAAGGCACGGCACGAAGGCTCGGGGCCAGCTGCACGGAGGAAATCATACAGTTGCTTTGCGCCGACTGCGCTGACGGCAACATCGATTTCAGCGAACCCGACTTCTGCCCAATTCAAGCGGATTACGGATTCGACGGCGAGCATGAGTCGATTCAACACAATGACGAGTCGGGCGAGCTGCGATGCGTTGAGTGGAAGGCGGTGGCCGAATGAGTTTCGGCGAGGGAAACCTACACGACGAAATAGACAGGCTGAAAGAAGTCAACGGCTCGCTCTGCGCGGAAATAAACCGCCAGGAGCGCGTCATCGAGTCGCAGGCCGAGCTTATCGCCAACCGCGACGAGAGCATCCACAACCTCGTCAAGGTTCTGGACAAGCGCCAGGAGCGCATCAAGGCGCTGGAATCGCTCGTGCGGGACATGGCACCGTTCGTCTGCGAGGACGACGGCATCGAGGACATCGAGCGACGCATGGCCGAGCTGGGAATCGAGGTGGACGCATGACCGAACTGAAACTCTGTCCGTTCTGCGGGGGCGAAGCGCATACGTACAAGAACAATCTGTGGCACGTTGCGTGCGAAAGAGCGCATAACGGCTGTGTGACGATGAGCGCGTTTATCACCGAAGCCGAAGCCGTCGAAGCGTGGAACAATCGCACGCTTGGCGGCGGTGAGTGCGAGCTGGTCTACGGCGAGAACGACCACGGCGATGACGGCTGGTGGTGCCAGTCGTGCGGTGGATGGTTCGCCGCGTCGTTCAGGCACACGGGCCGAAACAACATCATCGAGCCGAGCTATTGCCAACATTGCGGGAAGGCGGTGAAGCGATGAGCGGGGTAATCAATGCGCTGTTCGGCGGCCAGCCCCAGAACCTCGAATACGCCGGTTACACGGAATGCCCGATATGCGGAGATGACTGCGCAGAGGTATGGCGTGACGTGACGGATCGCAAGGAGTACACGCGCTGCCCGTTCATCGGCTGCGACGGATGGGGCAAGTTGGTGGAGCTGAGGGATGATGCGGAATGAGCGAGTACGTGTTCCGATACGCGTCAGGCTACGGTTGCGACATGAGCGACTTGATGGATGGTGGGCGCGTGACAGTCGGCGATTACTTCGCATCGGAGAGCACCGACCACTACGGCACGCTCCATGAAGAGATTGTGCGCTGCCGCGATTGCGTATATGCCATCAACGGCGGTGAATACTGCGCGGAAGAAGTGAAGGATGATTTTTACTGGCGCAACGTTGAGCCTGACGGCTTTTGCGCGTGGGGCGAACGGCGCGGGGAAGGAGATAACGAATGAGCGGCGGGAGCATGGATTACATCTGCTACCGCGTCGAGGAAGCGGCGAGCATGTGCGAGGACGCG